ACCATTGATCGACACCAAGTGCCATACCAGAAATAATCTCTACATCGGGCCATTTGTTTTTACATTTAAGAAGAGTAGATTTCATCCACTCGCAGACAGATTGTTTTGTTGGATTGTCACCATACCCACCGAGTTTAGTGGGCCTATGACCAGTAATCATTACTTTCATTACTACCTCCAATAAAAAAGCTGCCCGTCAGGGCAGCTTCTAAAAGGTACTGTGTATCTCTACTACCTCTATCCATAGCTTGAATCAATTAGGGAATACTCCCTGATAGAGGATTTGAACCTCTAGGTAGTAGAAAACACAGTAAAAGGGGGGATGGCAAAGGATTCTAACCTTCACTAAAACCGCATTTTCACACTCTTTTGGTAATGAAGAGCAAGAAGCTAACCATTTCTTCCTGAAGCTTTGACTTGCACCACAAGTCCATCCCAAAATAAATGCCCCACTCAAGTCGTGACACTCAAGTGGGGCTAGGTCTAATCCACGGGGATTAATTGATTTCAGACTATCCGAAATCAAAGATGGTAGGAATGACAGGAATCGAACCTGCACAGTTTGATAGTGTAATTTCAACTAAAGTTAACTCTATGCTTTTTTCAATACCTCAAGTCGCTTGGTATCGTTGAATGACTAGTTCAAAACATAGCCAGGTTGACCAACCCTGGTCCATTCCCATAATAAAATGAAAGGAGTGAGTTACGAAGTGCTTCAGAGTCACGGCAACTTCTCAGTTTAAGCTCATAGGTATGTACGTTCCCGTCATCGCTTGGTGTTCCATCAGGACTTGGCTAGCCACCTGCTCTTCGAGGTGCGTTTCCTGTTGGGTTTTTGTTATCTCTTACTCCTAGAGCGCTATAGACACTCCGAAAAATAAGGGGGTCGCCAGACCCCCTTATTGAGTATTATCGAGAAAAGATATTATCAACATCAGTCATGATGGAATCATAATCTTTTACCCAGCTATCTTCACATCCAGAGACAAACTCGTAGCCATTGCCTTTGTTGATGTAGATAGTATGAGGTGTTTTGGAAGACCAGCCAGATTGAAACATGTATCCTTGAACATAAATGATCATTTCAGCCATGTTCAATCCGAGTGGAAGGTGAATGGTTTCGGATTTGGAAAAGTTACCAGAGTTGTTGATAACATAGTAAGCACGCATAGTATACCTCCAAAAAAATAAGAGCCCGTTAGGGCTCTTAGGAGGACTATAAAAGTTTATGGATTCATCCGTGCAAACTTTTTCCAATCACCATTTCTAAGAAGTTCTTTTGCAAGCTCTTCGGTAGCTATGTAATCAGTCCACCTAGCATAAGGCATTCCGTCTGAGGTCAATGTACCTATGTACCACCCGGCAGCACTTTTAAGAACTTGAGGTGGATGGGGATCTTTTTCAATCCAGTTGGGAACTGGTAAGGCTTTTGGTATGTATCTGGGGGAAAACATATTATTCTTGTTTCTCGTTGTTGGGGGATTTGAAGTAGAATCTTTTCTTTCTATTGGGATGGCATTTGATGCAGTACCAATACATGGCAGAAATAGTTATTCCACATCCTTTGCATTTATCACACATACTTCCTCACAAACTCTTCATAATCTTTTGAAGTCCATTTTATATCTTTTTTCATAGCTTCATATATTGAATCAATTGTGATTTTTGTTTTTCTTTTAGGTTGAATACCTTTACATCTATCACAAAGGGTTTTTTGTCCACAAAGTTCACACTTCATAGTTTTTCTCTAGGGTAGTAGTTGATAAAAGGTGCCCCGCATCGCACGGGGCTAGGATTTCTACTGCCACTGTCTTCAATCCTTAAAGGTCCAGGGCGCACTCTTGTTATAGTAGTCAGAGTATACTACTTTTTGATTGATTTTCATCAATCACGGAGCTGTATAAACAGCTTCCTTACCGTTCCACCAACCTACAGTAGCGGGTATTGAAATAGCTTCAGAAAGAGGGAGGGTCTTTAACTGAAGAAGTTCATTACTGTATTTAGGCGGGGTGGTGCCATCGGTGGCAACGGTAATGTGTGGGATCTTATTGTCACAGATATGACTCTCAGCTAGAGGCAGTACTGTGGCATTTTTAGCATCAGGCTCAGTGGCATAGTTTACCTTGAGAGCTTGAGCGCGATCATCTTCAGCAAGTGCAGTGACATAAAGCATCACTTTCTTCCCGAAAGGAGTGATATCAATATCTTCCTGAGTAGGCTTGAACTTGAAGGTCAAGTGGTGAAAGTATTCTTTCTCGAGTTTCTTGTTGAAGAGAGTAGAGACTAGATCTTTGATCTTTCTACCTTCTTCTCCAGAGAGATCAAGGAATGCAGCTGTATATACTACATTCTTTTTCTTTTTACCTAAACTAATCGGTGGGGCCATGACATATCCTTTTTGCAAGTTGTGAGTGTGCTGGCAAAAAAGTGAGGGGCCGTAAGGCCCCTCATAGATGGATAGTCTACTTGTTCAAGTTTCTTGACCTAGTACTGCTGGTATTATTTCACCACCAACAACTTCTGTCAGTTCCTCATACATAGTTTCCGCATGCTCGGCTCTCCAAGCAGGTACAAGTACTGCACTTACAGTGACTACCATTACTGCGATCCCCCAAGGGATCTCAAGAATCAGTGGAAGTCCAACTGGAGTTGTTGTGCTAATGATGCACAGTGCAGCCAAGAATGTAAAGATGTATCTCCACCAGTGCTTGAGCACATCTCTGAACATTCCTTTAAGGATTGCAGAGATTACTGCCGGCATTTCTCTCATCACCATAAGAATATTTCTCACGGCTTCCTCCTATCTAAAGGTTGTAGGTTTTCTTCTCTCTTCTCGAAAGGGTTTTCGAAAAATTTGCGTATTTACCAGGAACACGAGGTAACTCTAGTCCCTTGATTTTTACTTGGTTAGGCTTCTTATGAAACGTGTATGTCTCACCGCCACTATACGTGACGGTGGTCTTCACCGGTTCGGAGTAACGAATCATAAACCATACTTTGTCTGTTTGTCGCTGAACTAGGTAAGAATCGTCGTCGATTTTTTTGATTCTCGGATTCTTTGGGGCTTTGTATTTCGGGGGATTTTGCCTAGGCTGTATAAGTATGCCAGCCTTATTAACATAGAACCCCGGCCAACCACCCTTATAGATACGGTAGTTACCATTCTTTTCATAAGGTATCTTACCTTTCATAACAGGGTTTAGTTCAACAAAGAAAAACAGATGTTCGTAGATATGTTCTGTTACTGCATTACCTAAAGGATTCTTATTCCTTATCTCACTATAGATTCTATCCCAAGGTCTACCACAGTTCTTCTCAAGATACCTGAGCAAGGGGTTCAGGTTCTCATTCAGTTGTTTACGATCAGTATAACGAGCCGCATTGGGCTTCATACTAGTTCGCTTTGGTCCGTCATAGTCTTGGGTAATCTTTTCCCGACGCAGGTTAGAGACCTGCTGGTTCTTCATAGTAGAACCATGTCTTGGTCTGGTCACTAGGACCTTCTTCATATCGTCTCGCATTTTATTATCTCCAAGTGAAGCTGAGGGGGGCAGGTACCCCACCAGCTATGTCCACTTCTATATTAAAAGCGAAGTACCGCGCCGTTTTCTATCAACCCCCACCTTCTTTCCCTATTAGGATAAACAATCCAGGTAATCTTACTACCTGCTTTAGCCTTATGTGCATAGAAAGAATGCTTGTTGGGGTTTTGTTCAAGAAACTTATAACCATGTACCCAGATGTACTTACAATCACTCATTGTACTAGTGTGGATAGGATATATGTTTCCATTTAGTTCAACTTGACTATTAGCTCCGTGATGGATTGCGTTATGCAATCTTATTAGAGCTTCAGTAGTTAGTTTTGGTTTTGTTTCTGCTTCTGTTGGCACAGTTTCAGCTCCTGGGGGATGCATTTTGATTTTTTATGGGGTTAAGTAAAAAAGAAGCACCTGTCAGCTCTAGTCAAGAGACAACAGGTGCTTCGACTGTTCGAAAGTCTAGTTATATCGAACATTTATAGCCGTTAAGGTTGGCTATACCCGCCAGTTTAGCAAGTTTTGGGGAGAAAAGGAGGTGAACTTAAAGGTGCTGGTCAAACTATGAACCTCCTCTGATGATCTATCCTTAGAACGCTGTTTTCCTATATTTTCCTTGATATAACACAGTCTCGATGGCTTAGGTGAGTCAACACCAACTGTTTCGTCCTATTGTACAGCCTTCTGGGGTAGAAGCTTACAGTGAGGGACTTTACCATGACTTTCGACACGTATCAAGTTATTTTTTGCAAAAGGAAAAGGGACTGAGAGCCAGACTGTGTCGTCAGTTATCCTGACTCTCAGCCCCACGACACTTTCAATCATTCCATTGAATAGATCACGTTACTTTACTTCTGCCAAGTGTGACTATCCCTTGGCTTATTGTGGAGAGGTGTAAAGCAACCCCTGTTTACGTAATGGCAAGCTTTATTAGCGGTCACTTACTCAAAAGAGGTCAGTTAGACCCTACCTACTAATGCCTACCTCCAAAAATAATCCGCGCAAGCGGATTTTAGGTTCACGTATTTCCGGTTTTTGACCGAAAAGACTGTTTTTTGCTCCGGTGGAGACTTTTATTGAAGGGTTTTTTCTATCTTTTTCCTTAGATAGAACTTTTTTTGTACAAAACCTTCAGTTTTCTAAAAAAGGTACCCCCTGTCGGGGGTAAAGATTTATTCCCAGTCTTCGACTTCCTTCAACTCTCTGCACTCTCTCATTCTTGAGAGACTTCCCCCTGTCGGGGGGAGAGTCGTTCTCTTACCTATAGTTTACCCAACTATTTATCATAGTAGCGGCACCCCATAGTATCACCCATATGATTAGAGCAGGTATTGTCATAGGTATTCCTATAGTGGAAGGGAAAATAAGTCCTCTCATAGATTTTCATCTACAAGAGGACTAGTTCATTCAGTTTAAGGCACAGGAGTTCCAGACTTCTTGGAAGAAGTCTTAGTGCCTTCTGCTTGAGCCTTCATGAGGCTCAGCATTTCTGCCATGTTCGAGGTAAGGTTAGTCACCTGATCACGGAGTTCAGCAACTTCAGCTTGAGTCTTCTTAGACTCAGCAGCTGCAGTAGAGTTGGAGTTCACCCACACACAAGGCCAAGCGACCCAGTGAGTTTGTTCTTCAATGTTCCCAGCATCATTCTTCACCATAAGAGTACGGCGAGAAGCGTGAGAAATACTGCATTCAATCTCAGCAGCAGTCAACACAGTGTGAAGTCCCAACAGAAGCTGAGTCTTCAGAGTGTCATTCATGTCGTCGCTCTTCAGGTTGGCAATGTTAATCTGCACACTGCCATCACGACGAGTTTGAGGATTGAACGCTTCTTTGAAACGCTCAGAGGTAAGACCAAATGCTTTCACCTGGTCATCGGTTGCGGCAGCAATCGCTGCTTTAATATCATCGAGCATATTACAAGTTCTCCAGAACGGAAGGTTTTACAAGTATGGCTATCCAGCCGGAAAAAAGGGGGCCCGTCAGGGCCCCTCTAGGTTTAGCTCGCAACAGCCATCTTTTGTGCAACTCTATTGCGAATCTGGTCCAGTCCACCATTCCATCCACTAGAAATGGCTTTGAACGTTCCCAAGGAACCAATACACAGACAAGAAATGAAAAGTACTGGGATCACAAAGAAAGTGAAGAAGACTGAGAGAATGTCAAGGATAGGGAGAGTATAGAGCAGCCATGCTACTACACCCAGCCCAACTACGGCGAGTACCCAATCCGGCAAGGGAGTAGGTGCTGCTTCCATCTTTTTAGTAGCCATGTGCTGAAGTCCAGGTAAAAGTTTGTCGTTGTGGAGAGGGCCCCACGATGAGACCCTCCCCTTGCAACAACACAGGAGAGTGACTGATACAGTTACCAGCCAGAAAAAAGGGGGCGCGTCAGCGCCCCTAATCGTTCTCTGAAGAAGGCTTGATTATCCCCCCGATACAATCGCACACAAACATTATTGGAAATGCTATTATGAACGCAAGTATTGGTGGCCCCACATAGATCAAGCTCAAAGCCAACACAAACAAAGTAGATCCACCGATGATTTCAATCACAGTTCCCATACTCCCCATGAATGTTCTGACTACCACAAGGTAGCGGTAGCGGAGTCCCCGCATCCCAGATCCATTGTATTGTGTAAGCTACACTTCCCACTGCAAAGCATATAGTAAGCATGCAGAAGAGTGCCAATCTAACAAAGAAGGATTCGATTTTTCTAGACGGGTTATTCATCTTCACCTCCACCAAATAGTGGGTGCGCCAGCACCCTTTTGTAGGGTCTGTTAGTTAGTTGTTGGTAGGTATTAGGGTTAGTTTTGTTCGTTCAAATTAAAAGGGGTCATGTATACTCCCCCCCTGGTAAGTTTATTGTCGTGGTTCGCTAGTTTTGTCCGCCATCGCGGAGTCGTACCAACTTCACCAATAAAAAAGAAAGGAGAGGAGGCCCCGCCGAAACGGGGCCTCCTCAACATCAGGCAGTGGTTACCACTTCTTCTCTTCATAGTGAGGAGCAAGGATCCGACGAATCTTTTCCTGCATCTCACTAGTTCCGAGGATGCCGTTGATCTCCGAGGTCTTAGAGATGACAAAGTCACCCATAGACCCAGGAGGAGTCCAACGATACCGGTTGATCAGCAGTTTGCGAGCACGCTTCTTACACGTATCACACTCTAGCAACGGAGCTCCGCAAAGCTCTGTATGCCGAGAGTTCAGCGTTTCAGCATCGTGACGCCGACTGATCTGATCTCCTTCTCGTATGTACTCATAGCCGGAAAGTACTGCGGCACCTGCATCACCGAAGCGATGCAGCAGAAGCTCCTCGTGAGGAGCCTCCATTGCCTCAGCTACTCTCTTGAGGAACTCAGCAGAGTTGTCATCCATAAAGGTGCAACCGCCAAGGTCTTCAAGACCCAACAGCTTAGTGATCTCATTGTCACCGAGCAGAACGGTACGATAAGCCCGTTCGTGGTTTCCCACTTCACACTCAGTGATCCAGATCGTAAGCCGCTCCTCCACAGTCAACTCACTCAACGAAGAGATGAGCTGCTCCTTTGCAGCGGCAAGCTGGTAGTTCCTGTCACGAGCATCTGAAGACGCTGGAGACTTGTACATCTCCAGAATCTGCTTTTTACTGCTCTCATACTTCTGTAGACCAGAAGTAGCGATCAGTGCTCGATACCAAGAACTTGCTGGGTCAGCTGTTGAAATGCTGAAGTTCTTGCCAGTCTTCCATTCAAGGATTTCCAGCAAATCACTTCCCTCCAGCATCTCCCCAGTGTCAGACAAGTCTACTCCCGACTCCTTCACCAAGGTGAGGAAGTGGTTGTAGACTATATCCACCAAACTGACCTCTGGCGTGATAGGTTCACGCTTGAGATCTTGGGGAGACAGCTTTTTGCCTCGCTTGTTCCACGGCAGTGCATCTTTCAGCGTAGAACCAAGTTCACCTTTTACCCACTTGAGGAGCTTTCCGATGTCAGGGTAACCCCCTCCATCTTCCATATCCTCAGCAAGTATAGCATCACTTGGTTTCCAGGCGAACTGTCCTGGATGTCCTGGGATTTCAACCTTGTGCCAGGTCTTTCTATCAGCATCGACAGTATAATCGGGATTTGGTAAATCCTTCTTCTGTTGATCGACACTGGTTTGCATTGCACGCATCATCGAACGGATGACACGCTCACGCGAAAGAGCCCAACCTGCAAGGCTGATGTTGGTTTGGATACCAATAGGACCACGTTTGTCCTGACCCAATCCAACTTTGCTGTCATGAATCTTGGTCTTGGAGCGTATACCACGCTCTTGCAACCCTTCAATCATGAACAGCTCACCAGGCTCGAAGATGTAACGAGCATGCTCTTTGAACATCTTCACCAGGAGTGGATCTCCAGAGACGCCGAAGTCGTCTCCATCATTATCACCTACGAACTGAACAGTAATGACCAGTTCATTGGCGATGAACTCATCACAGCCATCAAGGTAACCGTACCTCTCCTTAATGTCACTGGGACAGTTAGGATCAGACAGTACCCAAGCTGTGAGGTTTCCCACACCAGTTGAAGTAACGATGGGCTGACGCCACACCACTACTTCTTCGCCATGTCGCCACGGGCCAGGAGGGAGAATCACAACTCCGTAAGGAACGGAATTGTCAATCCTACCCACAAGGTTAGAACCCTTGACGCCGCACCCGGTTGCAAACCTGTAGAACTTACGTCCCACATTGTCCAGAACCTGGTCACGAACCAGCTTCACTGCCAAGGGATCAACCCGAAGGTCAAGTCCCTTTTCTTCGAACATCTTATTTGCCATCGCATAGATAGCAGAGACATTCCGCAGTTCAGCTAGTCCGTTTTGACGTTCCTGCTCGATCAGGTTGCCAACAGTATTGGCAATACCTCCACCATTGAGCCACTTGGAGAAATTCTTCTCTAGCAACTCTTTAGCAAGAGGTCCTGCTTCCGGATTGAGACGAACCAATGCGCCTGGGGTCAGACTGGTACGACCAGCCTTCTTGACACGCATTACTCCGAGTGCACAGGTACCATATAGGTCCCTGATACCCAGATCACACGCATCAACGAAGAAGTCTTTCCTTGTAGGATAGAACTCCTTCATCCCTCGACTCAATAGTCCAGACTCTTCTGGAACGGTAACAGGTGCACCTGCCTTGAACATCGATGGATCAATAACGATCCATGCATTGACGCCTGGAGGCAAGCACGACTTATCCGCAGGAGAGAGCATCCCCTTTGCGAATATCCCCTTCTCAGGATCGTAGATACGAACCTGACCTGACTTACCACGAAGGGCTTGCCAGACGGGACTGTTCTCGTCACAGATGTACACACCACCACCATCTGATCCCGCAGGCTCCCCATCAGCACCGCGAACATAGTCCACAGCATAGGGAACCCCACTCCACACCATACCTGCATGATATGCAGAGAACAGTGATGGAACATAGCCAACACCAGCTTTGAAGCTAGTGAAGGTTTGCGCGATCACATTGAACGGAGACGGATTGTCTCCATATCCCCCAGTCCAGACTAGATGCTTGCCTCGAAAGGCAACAGCACCAGCCTGAACGAATGCGTCCAAGACACACTCAGGGATATCAGGACGAGACCCACGCTTATTAGGCGCAAGGCAATTCCTGAGTCCAACTACAGGTGCCGGATGAAGATCCGGATGTACCTGCTCGAAGAGACCACGTTCCTTGATGTCGGAATGTGGCCTCACCCTGTATTTACCCTGCTTAGTGCGATAAAGCATAAAGCAAGGCACGACAACATAAGCTGCCGCTGCAGTAGCAACAGACAGTGACCACTGCCTGAGTCTTCCAATGGCATCCGTGATTGGATGCCGAGTATCCATGGTGTTGTTAGGTTCCATGGTTACCTCCTGTGTTAGTGGTATGGATAAACCTGGTCGACTTACCACCATAGGTCGTACCAGTAGCGCGTCGTTGCGATACGCCGAAAAAGAAAAAGAAAAGAGGGGTAGCCCCCAGCATGTTTCCATACTGAGGGCTACCTTTGGTCTCTTCGGATTACTTAGCCGAAAGTGCTTCTTTCTTTGCTTTCAGTGCATCCATCTCTTCCTGAAGTGCCTTTTCTTTCAGATCAAGCACTATTGAAGAAACTTCTTCACCATACACAAGTCGAGTAACTTTCACATAGTTGAAGTACGAGAACTTTGTTTCGTCCTTCTTGGTGTACCGGTCTGTCTTGAGAAAGCCTTCAAAGTAGACTCGCTCTCCAGCAATCAGAGCCATGGTGTCATTCCCGATCAGAGAGGGATCAAACTTCACAGTGAAGTACCAGCCGCCACTGCTGATACGCATCTGTGCAATTGACCCTCCATTCTTGAAGTTTCTGACGGTGCACGGTTGTTCACCATCCTTCCTGCTTGCTTGAATGTAACCGATTCCTGACATGTGTGTTAAGATACCGTTCATGGTATTCTCCTGTGTTGTTGTTTGGCTAGGCAGTATTGCTTTCGCCATTAAAAAAGAGAGGTGGGGCAGGGACCTAAGTCCCTACCCCTGAAGCCAAACTATGCGTGTTGTTCAGCCCAAGCACACCAAACTTCGTACTTCATGTTGCTGCCCTCCTTCATGTCTTGGTACAGCAGTCCAGCTTGAGCTGCCTGCAAGACAAGCTTCCATGTTCGGACCAAATCCTTACACTCTGAAGCATTAACATGCGGGTGACCACAACCCGCCATCATGGTGTAGAGTTCAATGTTCTCTTTAGCTATTGAAATCAACTGCTCTTTCGTGAAGTTTTCTGGTCTATCTACTTTTGTTGACATGGCATACTCCTTTTGTTGTTGTTGCCATTAAAAAGAAAAGAGAGGAGGGACCCCGTAAGGTCCCTCCTCTTGACTGCAGCTGTTCTTGGTTACAACTGAACTACCCACTCTTTCGAGCGTTCAAAGCCTTTCAGCTTAGAAATCTCTGCGGGACTAGCATACTCCCAACCATCCAGCTCATCAAAACCCAGCTCTTCAGCTGAATCTTCAATCATGTCTGGAGTGCCGTACACATAACCGCACTCATCTGATATTGACCAGAATCTGATCCATCTGTTCATCGAATCCTCCTTTAAGGGCTGACATAGCCCTTGGTTGAACATTCAAAGCATTGAACCTGGTACTTCACGCGCTCATCTTCTTCAATCTTCTTGAAGTTGGGAGTCACGTTCATCTCTCCACAAGCACCACACTCGAACTCAACAGTCGCAACCCTTCTAGGGTTTTTGATGTCAGTCCAAATGCGCTTTCTTGTGATCCGAGGTGTAGGGTCGCTCTTCTTTGCAAGACTGACCTTATCCCTCTGCCACGCATCGCAGCTTGTGCAGAACAGTGCTGGTCCACACCATTTTGCTTCTGTACCCCCGCAGGAAGGATTCCTGCAGATGTGTTGAATAAATCTTGACATGTTTTCTCCTTGTGTTGTTACAGCCACCAAATGATGACCATTAAAAAAGAGAAGGGCCCCCCACCCGAAGGTGAGAGGCCCTATCTCAGCTGTCAGCCACTTACGAAATCAATCGCAAGTAAGCCTTTCTGGTTCGATCATACCGCTCTTTTGCAGGAATGGAGTACTTCTTTGCAATCGGATGATTCCGAAGCATCTCGAGAGCATTGACGGGTTCTTTCTCCCGCAAAGCATCAGCTTCTTCGAGCAGTTCTTCAACAGCTTTTCTGAATTCGAGATCTTCTGTTGCTTCAACTGAGACAACCGGCTCTTCTGGTACGAAGAACAGATTTTCTCTTGGAGGCAGAACAATCATTGGCTCTTTCACCACTTCGGTTTCCTGTTCTTCATCTGCTTGAGTAGCAGCCTGAGGTTCAGGAACCTTGGTTGGATCAACAGCCAGTTCAAGTTGAGCAATTCTCTCCTTGAGCTCTGAAATCTCGGATTTAACACCCAAGACTTCAAGTGCCTTGTTGCGAACAGCCAATTTGACTCGATCAATCCTGTCGAAGACGGATGTACCGAATCTCCGAAGGATGTTGTTTGCTTCAACAATCTTCTCGAGCTCGATATCATGCCGACCTCTGACATCCTTGAGGAGCTCTGTGCGATTCCGAGGTTCTTGCTGCTTTTCAGCCTCAAGACTCTCGATTTCAGCTTTGAATTCCGCAATCATGCTGTCGATCTTGGCGATCTTTTCATTGGATTGAGTGTCGATTTCGTTCATCTCATCTCTCGATCGCTTTCTGAGATTGCGTTTTGCTTTCTCTTCGCGACGAGCAATCCAGCTTTCGAATCGTTCGCGTTTAGTTTTGCTATCGTGGTTGGACTTATCGTTTGCCATGTTTTGGTTATTATCAACCATTGTGTCCTCCTGGACGTTGCTTTGTGTGTTGTTTGTGATAGATTCCCACAACTTGCGTTGCTTTGCTTCTACCACCATGAGCCCAATCTGAATACAGATTGTAGCTACTACGGAGATAGCCATCATCACGATGAAAACATCGATCAGAGAGCTAGTCGGTTGCAGGTTGGCGTTCAGGTCAGACCAGAACTTACCTACATCTTCAATGTGAATGTAGAACATCACATACTCCTTTTTTGTGTTGTTGCACTCGGAACAGTATCTACTTGTATCTCCCTACTTATTGTGCGAAAGCAGGGCCCGTATTACTGCAGTTATTGTCAAATGCCACTGCAATCCCCTAAGGGATCACTTTATGCTCTTGGGAGTGACATACCCTCACCAGTTTTTACACTAATTATCAGTACTGGAACATCTACCTTGGCAGAACTAACCCTTGGTAAAGGATTAACTCTGATACGCATTCTACATGCACGAGGTAGCATCTCGACAACAGGAGTTGACAAGACTCAGACATAAGCCTGAGATAGCCAGGGGGAACATGGCAGGTACACTACCCCCTACACCAGTAATCATCACGTCATATGAGAGGTTCAACCTCATATAACGCGACCTGCAGATTACTGGCCGCTCTCGTCCCCATCACCACATGGTAGGATCTAACTTGCTCTAATAAGAACCATTAATAGAGCCATTAAAAAAAGAGGGGCCGAAGCCCCTCTCTTTTACTGTCGTACCACAAGGGCTTCACTCCCGAAAGAGATCCCACCCCGTGATAGGCGTTCCAGAGAATGTTCTCTGAGGCAAGTAAACGATCCAAAGACCTTTCCGAAAGTCCATCTCGTTCCTCACCATGCGCTCTTCCTTTTCACTCAACTCTATTGAGACTTCCTTCCAGACCTCACCTCTGAGGCAGGTACGCTGTGGTCCCGTTTCCTCATAGACCAGATCGAACTCAACAGCTCCCTGCTTGAGAACCTTGCGAATCTCTTCAGAGTTGCTTGCCTCAATGCAGTAGTAGTCGGTTCCTTGACTACTACCAGCTTTCACACCAGCTTTCACAATGAGCTCGTCGAGCCCACCAAAGCTGAGAACAAGTTGCATCAACAATGACGCTATTACTGTTTCTGACATATTCACCTCCCAGTGAATGTTGTATGGCTTAATTGCCATTAAAAAGAGAGGGGCCGAAGCCCCTCCCTTTACCTCTGCTACTCTTCACCTCTGCTACTTTTCCATGTCTTGGTGATTCTGCAACAGAGCATTGCAGTACTCACTGAGTTCTATCTCCTCAATGTCGTCTGCTTTGTTGCCGTTCCAGTCAGCAACCCAAGCTTCTGCTCGCTTGCAGTCGACTAGACCGTCTTGCGGCAATCCATCGTTATGTATCTTTACACCTACAACTGCAATTGCAAGCACACACATAGCCATTATGATCTTCATGTCTTGGTTCATGGTAACACCTCCTATGTTAGTTACCATTAAAAAGAAAAAGATGCCCACTATACAGTGAGCATCTAATCCTACTAGCTCCCTTCTAGAGACCAAGGAAGCCATCGAAAATGCTTTCGATGCTATCCTTGTTAGCCTCTTGGATGGCCTGCTCGATCTGCTTCTGTATGAAGCGAGGGTTCTTCACAGACACCATCTCCTCGCCCCCGTTCTTTACGTAGATACTGAACTTCCTCAAGTCGACTCTAAGGCCGTTAAGGAAGAACTTGATCTCGCTAGAGCCGATTGTGATGACAGTCTCTGGATCATTGGCCATCTTGGTAAGAACCATGTAGACCTTGAGCCAGAAACCATCGACACTTTCGGCATTGGGAACGCGAGGAAGCTGGATTACGTTATTTACTTGCATAGCAGTACTCCTGTATGTTGCTATCAGTTACAGCCACCTTATGATGACCATTAAAAAAAGAGAAGAGCCCTGCATTAGGGCTCTCCTCTCCTGAGTTGCTTCTATATCGTGCCTTATGAGCTAAGCTTTGCTCCATAGTGCAGTACTCCCTTGTACAGCACGTATGCAACTACAATGACAGGGCCTGTGCACCACCATCTATAATCATTGTGGATGACGATAAGCGGCAGTCCACAGAATACAACTGCGAATATCGATACAAGCTTCCATACGCCTCTAACTCCCTTTCCTCTTCTCCACCGCCTCTCATGTTGGCCAGGGATAATCCTTCCATTCCAAGCCTTGTTGCTCTTCTCAAGGAAGATCCACTTCAGTAGATCAACCAATGCCTCTGCATATATGTTGATCATGTTGATTGTTCTTGTCCAATCGAACAGCATCCACTTCAGTATCAGAAGCAGTGACATGATGAAGTTGGGGTTAGGGGTTTTAGCTTCCGTGTTGTTGACTGTTTTAGTCATTATGTCCTCCTTGGACATTAGTGTTGTATGGCATTATTGCCGTTAATAAAGCAGCATCTTCGAACCGGGGTGGGCTCGAAACTACTACTTCACTAAAAAGTAATATAATAACCAGGTCAAACTAGAGATTATATTTTTATTTTCCTAATTTGCGATTACTTTTTGGGCTTTTTTTCGGGCCACAAACAACTTTTTGCCTGAAATATAAAATTATATATTTTCACTTTATATATGCCGACTTTAGTGTTACCTAATATTGTGGTATATTCTCTTTTAGGAGTTAAAATGACAGATGAAGATTTTTACAAATATTCCAAACTACTTAGAGCCTATGTTGAGTTTGCAAAGAAAGTTGCTGGCACTCACCATTTTAGGCATAGTATTATCGTAGATAGCTCCGATCGTGGCTTAGATTGCCCTTATGCTAAGAAAACGCTAGAATTTGCAAACAAATTTGAGCCAGGATTCATAGAATTGCTCAAAGCTAACGCAGATCTTGTCCCAGAAGTACTTATCTCTACCCTAGAGGAAATACAAAACAACAATGATAGACAGCAAGATAAAGATAGTCTCTGACGGAACCTCATTTGGTACCTATTTAGTACATGCAGAGACAGGCGAATTCCTCGCAGAGGTCGCTTCCTGTACTTTTACAGTTGGTTCAGACGCTAAAGCTGCCGCCGCCGAAATTATCCTTGTCGGTTGCAGAGCAGAGGTTGTTGGTGATGTTAAAGCAATTATTGAAGATCCCGACCCCAATCCCCCGCTTCCCTGCCCAGATGATACCAATGTGATACATATATCCCAATATACTAAGAGAACATTAGATGAGCGATAGCGACGATAAGAAAAACGAAATTAAAGTGGTAGGATTAGACTTAGTTGCTTCTCAAGAGCAGGCTATTGCCAATATTACTGAGGTAGAGCCAGAATACATGCAGTATTTTGACAATTTAGCCCCAGAGAAACAAAAGAAAATAGTCAACTCTATAAATAGAATCCAGACAGGGCTACATGCAGTAGCCCCAATAATGTGTTTAGGCCCAAATAAGTGCCCATTTATAGATCGTTGTCCAATTCCAGAGAGGGACTCCAATAATAAACTTGAGTATGGACCCGACGCCAATTACCCTATGGGTAGAGAGTGTATCCTAGAGAAGTTTTACATGCAGCAGAAGTTAGTAGAGTATGTCTCCCACCTTAATGTAGATCCAGGTAATCCTGTAGAAATGTCAATAGTTAATGAATTAGCCCTTATTGACCTCTATAAGAATAGAACTCTTATGATTATGGCAGTAGGTGATAAAGCTGGTCAGGGAAGAGACTTTATGAGGGTGGATGTGCTAGGATTTAGCGAATCTGGCGATAAAGCTGAACAGGCAAAACTCCACCCAGCTGTCGATATGCTCGACAGATTAGAAAGGCGTAGAGAAAAATGGCTTGAAAAGTTAATGGAAACTCGCAAATCTAAGGCAGACTGGATGGTTAAAGTTGGCGGTGGCGGTAATGAGAGTAAGATTCTCTCAGAGATTACAAAACTACGTGAGGCTCTATCTCAGCTTGAGGGTGTTGAAGCACCTCAACTTATTGAAGAAGATGATGACGATGAAATCTTAATTGACTGAGGTGCATTTTGGGGTGGCAAGACCTATATAGACAAGCAGTAATTATGGATATTGAGACCATGGGCCTTGGCCGTGGTGTTGGTATTCATGAAATTGCTTTATATAATACCGGAGACAAAGAGCTAACGCAGTTCCTGCTTAGCCCCAACCTCACAGTTGTAAAGCCTGGAAAGTCTGAGCAAGACATATTAAAGCTTGCTACATCGTCAATGGATGTGCATCAAGCACATCCCGCTTTACAAAAGCTAATAGCGCGTGGTGAAGCCACCTGGAAGGACGCTTTAGTAGCTCAGGTACTCATGGCTAAGGGTACTGAGACAGGCGAAGCCCTGGGGCTTTCAGTAAAAGAAATACGGGAGATGCCCCTACATAAACTTCAGGCAGTATTAGCAGCCAGAGAACCGATAATATCAAAATGGTTACAAGAGGGTAAGTACCCCTGGCTAGCAGACCTGGAAGGTAAAACGCGCGAAACCTCTTGGAACTCAGCTGCTTTACGAAGAAGGTTGACAGAAGAGGGGAGCGATGTACGTATCGCGACCGCACAAAACGTAACCATAGACGAGCTGTTCAGGCCAGGAGGTGCATTAAGTAGAAAGCTAGACGGTCATGCTGTATGGATCGCCAACGCGAATTTTGAATCTAAACAAATCGGCGCGAAACTCGCAGCAATAGAATCAGGCGCCAGAGAAGAATTTTTTAGCCGAAAAATCTCGCGAAACGAATATCTTGCAAAGATAAGAAGCGCATCTGGATTAAGAAAAGTAATAGCGGAAACATCCTTAGCAACATCCGATGTACTAGCTGTCACTGGTGTAGAAGTAAATCGAGCGCGAGCAAACGCGCTGATTACCGGTAAATGGGGACAAGTCTTCGAAGCGTATGTTAAGCATACCGGCGCCGGCGACGTTCGAGATATTATTGATGTTGTAAGAGCACAACAGTCTTATTTACAAACTCTCGGAATAATGAAGGGTAAGTCTCCACACTCTTTGAGTATGGATGTCCAACAGAGACTTTATGGTTTCTCAATAGCAAAAACCAAAGAAAAAGCTTGGAACGCATTAACATCCAAAGAGTTACATGCTGCTTGGGCAGATGCTGGTATTACAGAGAACTTGGTACTTAAGCAATCGCTTAGACAAACTGCAGCATTGAGAGAAGTTGTAGAAGGTACCGCAGAGGGACACAGATTAATTAAAGAAGCTGCTGAAGGTCGCGGTGCTTTCCACGAAGCATTACGATATGCAGCAGCAGCCGAAGAAGTTGGAAAAGTAACTCAAGAAAGCAATCTTAGAAGGCGTTTTTCACAAGCTTGGCTAGAAATTACAGAAGCTGGAGTTACCCACCAAAGTAACGGCTACAGAATGGGCTCTGTAAAGCGAATTGATAATTACTTCGGCATACCTCACAGTGTTCCACAAGCGATACCAATGCCCAGAGCGCAAATGACATCTATTGAGGATGTTATTGCTCACGTTAGAAATCAAGGTAGCTACAAGCTGGTAGATGAAGCTGCAGTATATTCAAAATTAGAAAAAGAATTTGTTGATAAAGGATTCTTAGATCAAAATAGCAAACAAGTGATAGCTGGTAGAAAGAACGACTTCCAAATCACTTTAAGAAAGCTAATGAATGTTGGAAGTGAGTATATAGACGATCACTTTAATAGAGTAGCATCATCAATGGAACCAGATGGGGCTATGGCCTACATAAGAGGTATTGAGCAAGCATCAGGTACAAGTGGCAGAATTATAGCAGGAAATCCAAAGAAGTGGGCTGGATGGAAAGCTATGGATGTAAATGCAGGTAGAGTATTTAGATCAAGTGCGCTTTTTGCAGCTGGTGTAGGTATTACTGGAGCATTACTCGGCCAGAGGCATGATGTTAGAAGGCAACGAGAGGGTCCCGAAACTTTAAGAACTATGAACTACCAGAGATGGTTAGAAACTCAAGGCAGCTTCTACAATATGGAAAAAGTTCAGCCTCTCGTGGAGGCTCAGCTTGCAGGTGAGCATTTTAGACAAGATTTACTCTACAAGTCTCACGCTCAATACGGATTCACAGAATTAGGACTTGCAGCTTCTAATAGATCCAAAAACACTGACTTTGGATCTCCTTATCAAGGGCCAATAGCTTCTGCTTTTGTTTTTGAACAACAAGAACAGTTGAGAGCTAGAGAAAAATATATTCGCGAAATTTACAATGCATCTCACTATGATCCAGCAAGTGCTATTGGTCAGTATTGGGATAAGTTCAATCTATCTCCAGGCGGAGACTCACAGAGTCTTGGGCTGAGTATTAGAAATCTAATAAGAAGTCAAAGAACACATTATACAAAATACCAAACACCATCTGGAACTTCATATGTTGATACAGCGGGTTATGAGGGTTTGGCAAAGGGCAATTTATTAAGGGTAAACCTGGATAATTACAAAATCAGTGCAGAGGATGCAGATACTATTCTTTTGCAGCAGAAAGGTGTTGCTGGAAGACTTGGAGAGTTCTTTGGATTCAACGAACCTCTAAAGGTTCGTATGGCAGGTATTGATGCTCCAGAAACTGCACATGCAGGTAGAGCGGCTATGCCTTTTGCAGATAATGCAACTGTAGCATTGCAAGCAATGATGAGTGGTGCCAACAACTTAGAGTTATTGATTGATCCAAAGAATATGACTTATGGCCGTACAGTTGGCTTCTTGTTCGGAGATGACACAAACCTCAACTTAGAAATGTTAAGAAGAGGTAGTGCAGCATACCTGCCTTTCCGAAAGAAAGGCAGTAAGGAAATGTACAACCCCACAATCTTTTCTAGAACTGAGAAGCTTGCTCAAGGTGCAGATAAGAATATGTGGGGTATGCCCATGTATAAGGCATACAAGGACATCGTAGCTGCTTCGGGTTCGAGAATTACTTTCAACACATTGGTAAACCCAGAAAAAGTTGCCAAAAACGCAGCAATGATGTCTGCAAGATCACTAATGTACAGTGCTAACGAGATGGGTATGTATAGCACTGCCATGCAAACTGAAGCTGCATGGATTGGTAGCAGGATTGACGAAACTAACTTTGCATCAGATTATAAGACTCCTCAAATTTTCAACTGGAAGAATACCCCACACAAATCATATATTGATCAACTATTATATGAGTCTGGAGATTTGATGGCCACGAAGGGTGGTTACGAAAGATATCAATTATCACACAGGATGGGTTATGGTAGTCTAGATAAGTCAATGGCAATTGATACTTTGGGTACTACCACATCTATCTGGAATAAAAGAAGACTTTCTTCTTACGAGGCGTACAATGCGGATGCATTTCGTCGCAGAAAACAAGATATGGCAAGACTGCAGCGCTATCAAAATAGACAAATGTTTGCTAGCCATACAAACCACCATAGGATGTAATTATGTCTTTATTTAACTATATAGAACACGGAGCAAGATTAAGCGCAGGTTTCTGGCCTGTTACTGCAGACGAACTTTCAAGAATGCAAGTCAATGCAGCAGCGCCTGGCAAAGGTATGAGATTTGAATCATACGGTCCACATGTTTTCAAAAGCGATGTTTCTGGTTCTGCCTCAAATAGGTTTAAGGTACCTACCCATGTAGGCACTCAGGCAGGTTACGCAAATATGAGCCTGTTAGGTAAGGCTGCAACTTGGTCAACCCCTATAGTGGGCCTTGGTGCGAGTACATATTTTGTTGCAAGTGGGTTTTCAGAAGGCGGCATGCAAGGTGCTATGAGCGCAGCATGGGTTGATGTTGCTACGATGTCTGCTACAAGCTCTGCACTATTCAGAACAACTCCAGGAGGCGTTGTAGAATCAGCTGCAAGGCATGGAATAATTGGTAGTGGAATCAATAGGTTAGGAATTCAAAGAAGTGCTACAAAGTATGGAGCAGCTCCAGGTGGTCACATCAACGGCAGAACTAAATCAAGACTTCTTGGCGTTGCAGGTAATATGAGAAATATGCGCGTTATGTTAGGTGCTGGTATAGGTGCAACATTTGGAATGGAAATGGGCGGTATGCCAGGAAGCTTCCTTGGAGCCTACACTATGGGTCAAATGGCAAGAACACCTTATCTAACTGGTGCAACAATATTAGCTGGTGCAGCTACAAATATGACAGCCAAAGCAGGCATCAACTTCCTTAAGGCTGGTTATAGAAAAGAACGCAATAGAAGAAGAATAGATACTGCTGGTGGGATGGCTTCATTTATGACACAAAACGCATTTACTTCCAGACAGAGAGCTGTGTCTGCAATGCAAAATTCACATCTAAATGCAAGAAGCGCAATGGGTATGGAAGCGACCTACATGCATATGAATCGTGATTATTTTTCACAATATAGAAGAATGTAATGGATAGTAGATTAAAGCCTTTATATAAAATAAATCAGTACGGCTATACACATCAAGACCCAGACGCTGTTTTAGAAGAAAGCGTAATAGAAGAGTTTGCCGAAAAATACCAACTCAGAACAGACGTACATAGAACTTGTATAAATTGTCAAATAAGACAAGTTCAAAAATACGGAGAGTTCAACGTAAACTGTGATTTTATTAAGCGTGGCTTACCAAAAGGTTCCAGTAAAAAAGCAAAAGAAATTGCAGTACAATCAGATATACCGGTAGATCGTGCGATAAAAATTCTTCTCTCAACTATAGATCCTGTCGCATGGGCAGAACTTATGTTTGGTTTTGACGATGAAGATGATAACTGGCACATTAGGAACTACCAAAAAGAGCAAATGAGATGCACTTCTAAAAGAACTGTAGTTCGAGAAGGTAGACGTTCTGGAAAAACCTTTATTATTGCGCTTAAACTTATATATTACATATACAACCTAAGATTAAAGAAGGGTAGGAACTCAGACGGTCAAGACATACATGCTGGCCCTGAGATTATGATTGTTACTCCATACCAAGCTCAGCTTACAAACATTTTTAACGAAATGGAAAAGCTTCTTAAAAGAAACGAAGAGCTGTCTTCTTTTATTACAACTGCATCTTCAAATGGACTCTATGTAAAGAGTCCATACTTTAGAATGGAGTTCACACTAAATGATAATTGCAAAGCTAAGATATCTGGCTTTGTTTCTGGCCTTGGCGTAAAAGCAGATGGTTCTGGTGGTGGTACAATTCGTGGTCAAAGTGCAGACATCATCTATCTCGACGAAATGGACATGATACCTGAAGAAATCTTAGAGAAGGTTGTTACACCAATTCTTCTTACCAGATCAGACACCATCATGGTGGCGACTTCTACCCCAATTGGAAAAAAGGGTAAGTTCTTCGAATGGTGTAGCGAAAGACCAGACTATAAAGAAGATTATTACCCATCTACTGTATTGCCCCACTGGAACGAAATTAAGGCAGAGCTTGAAGCGGAAAGTACTTCAGAAGGTTTTACTGCAGAGTATATGGCTCAGTTTGTTGATAGTGGAAGCGGTGTATTCAAAATGGACTGGATACACCAAGCTAGAGGTGACTATGAATACGGAGGAATGGTTGATTCTACCTACATAAGAACTAAAGTTGGAATACCAGATTCACTAAACCTAATTAAGTGCATAGGGATCGACTGGAACAAGAACGCAGGCACAGAGTTTTTTGTTGCCGGCTATTCAGCATCACAAGGAAAGTGGATTGCTTTAGAAGCTCACAATGTTGGAGCTTCCGAATATTCTGCAAAAAAGTGGGTTGAAGAAGTAATAAGATTAAACTACAAGTGGAAACCAGATTACATATATGCTGATGAAGGCTACGGGCATACTATTATAGAAGATTTAAGATTGCTTTCACATAGGATGCGGTCTAAGAAAAATAAAACTGCTATGGATGAGGAAACTGCAAAGCTTGGAGATAAGTTAGTATCTTTTAATTTCTCAAGAAATATTGAGCTGAAAGATCCAATTAGTGGGCAAGATATAGTAAAATCAGGAAAGCACTATCTTGTTGAAAATGCAGTAAGAATTATTGAAGACGGCCGTTTCGTCTACCCTCATTCAGACGATATATTAACAAAACAATTAATGAACTATGTTGTTCTCAGAAGACATCCAACAAATAATAAACCAGTATTTGGAATGGAAAAAAACAGCATAGGTGATCACAGACTTGATGCTATGATGTTAGCTTTAGCTGGACTTTCTTTAGAAGAATCGGTATATAGTAAGAACAAGATACCTTATTCTCAGCCAGGACTGGTAGAAAGAAGAAAAAGGCAAGACACCGGTTGGTATAGATCGCCAGATGATGATGTTGAGGCCAATGCCGAAGCTCTAAGAAAGGCAGGATTTCCAGGAACTTTAGACATAATGAGAATTATGAGAGGTGATGGAAGTATTGAGTCAGACAGAGAAGTAAAAGAAAAATACAGGAAGCAAGGCTTACTAAAAGGCGGAAGTAGAGAAAGAAGAAGACGTGGTGATATAGTACGTAAAGAAAAGGAAACTCCAAGTATATTGGAGTCTATAAGTAATCAAACAAACCAATTTAGTGCCCCTCAACGCTCCGGTCCACGGAGAGGTAAAAGGGGTACCAGAAGTTGGAAAAAGAAATAGGAGTTTAAAATGCCAGCAAATTTAGTAAGTAGAATGTTTAGAGCCGGCGCAGCTGCAAGACATGGAACAAGAAGGGTAGGAATGTTTGACGACATAAGCATATCGCTTGGTCGTGGCGATCTTCCGACAAGCATGAGAGCAGGTGGTTATATGGGTAGCAGGCAACGCGTTATAGATCATCTCGGAGGAATGGAGGGCCGTAGCCCTGGAGTGATGGCGGGGTTGGCAGGACGTATAAGGAATGATCCTACTGGTGGTATGGCGCGAGGAGCTACTGAAGCATACAACCTTCGTGCCGATCATAGTCCACTTCATGCAGCTTTGAGAAGAATGGAGAGGAGAGACAGTACACCTTTGCAACAGATGATGGATCCGCACGGCAGACTAAGAAGCCAAGCACATTCACAGCAACAAGCACACGCTGGAAGAGTTGGCGCTATGGTTCGGGCAAATACTCCTGCCACTCCTGGAGCTGCTGCGATGGGACCAGTTCATCAACCGACGCTAGCCAATAAATCTGCACAAAGTCAAAGTCAATTTACCCCAAGAATGATGCATGGAGGAGCTGGCATGTTGAATGTCGGTGGCGCATTAGCTGGCGGAATGATCGGAGGTACAGCGTCCTATATTACTGGTGGAGAATTTGGAACAGGTTTTGTTGCTGGTGTTGGTGGTGCATTTGCTGGAAAGGCGTTAAAAAGAGCAGCACTAAACAATATGGCAGCAGGCGGCGGTTTGACAATGACCAAGAAATTTGCATCAGAAGGTGGTGCTAAAGCTACAGCAGCAAGTGCATTGAACGGTGCAGCAACATCTTTACAAACAGCAAAAACTCGAACCGCAATGATGGGTGGTGCTGCTTTAGGTGGTGTAATGTTTGGGGGAGACAGAAGCTCTCACTCAAGAGGCTTTAATCAAAGCCGAGGAAACAGGTTCTAGGAGACAAGATGGCAGTCCAAAGATTGATTTTTTACAATGAAAACTATGAAGCTTTTGACGCAAATCCGTTAAGATCTTTTCATAACGGACACTTAGGAGATTCTCACGAGCAAATTCTCTATTTAAGAAATAGAGATCCTTCCGTGTATTATACAAATGTAGAACTTTTACCAGAAATGGTTGGTGGTTATACAGATACAGGTGAGTTTGGCTTAACTGGTTGGGGTATAAAGCTCATGTATGGGAAAAGAAGACCAACTGAAGCAGAGTGGGATTTAGTTCGATCTGGCGATGCAATCAAAATACCCGATATTGGAACTACTGAAGCAGCAGATACATTTACTAATCACCCAGTATGGGTTAGAATTTATTGTCCGGGAAATGAAGAAGCTCAGATAAGAGAAAACATGCAACTCAAAGTAACTTATTTTGTTAGGAAGGTGGGCGCTTAATGTCTAAATCTTTAGATGAAATCTTTAAAAAAATATATGAAAGTGAGCTTCGCGTAGCCGATGAAGACTTGCCGCGCAATATAGATAACAGAGCTCGAGAAGCAAGAGAAGAAGCAGAAGCAAGCGTAAAATTCAAGGAGACAACAGTTAGAGAGGGGCCCAACAGGGGGCAGGCAACAAATACAAGTAATGCTAACCGACCACTAACTTTAGAAGAAGCAGAAGTAGTAAAAGAAAGAATAGATGCCATGAGGGGTAATATAGAAAGAATAAATGCAAAAATTGCAAGTGCAAAAAAAAGCATCATAGCCCAGCTGGAAGGAAACGAAGATTCTCCAACCTTCACTATGGACATCAGAGACAAGCCAAAACTTAGAAAAGCTTCTAAAATAGTTTTAGGTTTTAAAGCAAACGAAATAACATTCCCTATGTACAGAGTAATGTTGGAAGAAAAAGCAGCTTTAGAAAAAGCAGATACAGACAGCATGTTTGAAGAAGATGGTGCTGCGTCTCCAAATTCTGTAATGAACACTTTAAAGGAGTATTTATAATGGGTTTTCTAAAAGATACCATGGAAGACAAAGAGCCAGATGAGGAAGAAGGTGATGCTAAATCTCTTGAAAAAACTTATCAACGACTCTTTATGAAAATAGGTAGAGACTTTGTGCATAAAGATGATTTTGTTTCAGTTATAGAAGCAATACTGGATATCGTAGATCCTGATAACGAACATAGAATTTACCCAAGGCAAAGATCAAATGCTATGACTTGGGCAAGTATTTACAAAGAAATGTTGGACGAAGGCACTACTTCTGATATGGTAATTCATGATTTAATCAACTTAGATGAACAGGAAAATGAAATGGTTGCCAATCCAGCGATGAAGTAACGGACCTAGACGAATAAAATGAGCAAAGAAGAACTCGAAGAACACTATAGATACGTATACCTGTCTTTACTTTGCGAAAGGTACGAAAAGGCAGCTAAGCGCAGCGGTACGAGAGAAGGCTGCGTTGCAGCCATGTACCATAGTGTAGCAGCATGCGAAATGGGAGTTGAAAGTACAAAGGTTTCTATAGATCGTTTTGGATTGGCAAACGACCAATTAGCAGAAATTGCTCGTCGGGCTGCAGACGCTGAAAAAGAAAAGACTCCTACAATGATGTCTCATCGTGGAACACATACTGGAGATCCTTCATCTGCAGGCGGAAAAGATGCTTGCGAGGTTGAGGCTGGTGGTGCTGATGTAGATATAAATCTTTTTGACCCAAGCAGAAGAACAAATCTCAATGTAGAAGTAGGCCCAAGTATAGAAGTTACAGCAACTTTTGAAAATGCACTTCAAACAACTTTTGATGCTATGGGCATCAATCCAGCCGTAGTGACGGCGGATGAATTGTTAGATTATTTTGACAAATGTTTAGATTGTGATTTGAAAATGGAGTTTAGCTGGCAACTTCAACCACTAAACTTAATGCTGGGTTTTGAAGATTTCTTAAGGGATATAGAAGAAATAATAGATGAAATATTAGCAATGTTAAATCCAAATGACATGCTACTGGATCTTTGCGATTTCTTTGATGGCTTTAGTTTTATTTGTATACCAGATTTAATTATGCTTCTTTTAGCATTAGCAATGCTGATAAAGAAATATGTAATGCTTGCAATTAGTTTCAGTTTTGATTGGACAATGATAATTGGTCCAATCATAAAATGGATTGTAGATGCTATTGCTGCATTAATACAGCAGATAATGCAAATTGTTATTGCACCAATTGATTGCGCAATTGGAATTTTCCAAAGTGTTCAAGAAGTAATTGATGCTGCAGATGAGTTGCAAGATACTATGATGGCTGCAGGACAAGCACTTGCAGGACAAGCTACACTGGGCATGACAGATCTTGGCGGAATAGACGCATCTGCTCGCCCAACCCCAGGTATAACTTCAACTACTGCTCCAAATATTGCTGGCAAAGAAAGCGGATTTTCTTTAGCAAGAGATGTTACTGGAAACATGGCTAGCGGCATCTCAAAAGGAACGGGCGGTTGGCTTAAGATAGATAAAGATTCTGGAGGCACTGCGTCAGAAAAAGCTGCCGAACGCACCATCCCCACAGGTTTTACCGTTGGAGTAAATGATACTTTTCAAACATTTTTTGATAAAAGAAGGCAAGCCAAAGCAGACGGGACAAATAAGATACCTGCTATTGGAGATATTAAAACCTTCAAGAGAGCTATTTTAGCTCTTCAAGATTTTAAACAAATGATTGTCGATTTTTTCAGCCAAATACTTTTCGTTGTTAAAAGTCTAAATGCGCTGTTTGGTGGAAAATTAGCATTAAATGTCGAAGCGATGGGTATTATTATGCTGATAACCGATTTGATAAAATTGATACAAATTATTATAGCTTTGAAAAAAGGTGGACTTGAAAACTGTGACGAACTAAGAGATAATCCAGAAAAAGTAATGGATGCCATATCAATAGTTTGTCCAGATCGGGTATTGAAGCTAAACGGAGCAGGAGAAGGAGAAGGCGGCGAAGTTACAATTGGCATTAGTGATAGCTCGGGCTTATATCAAGGGGAACTAGTTCTGCCAGAGTGCTCATCAGATTTAACACAAGAAGACAGAGACAGAATTAGAGCCAGAGTCGCTCATGTTACAAGTTTCTAATATTGCAGGAATAATAGAATGAAATCAGATTTGTTTAAAATAGCTTTAGACGTAGTTTACGATAAAGAAATGAATTTTGATGCTAAGTCAAGATCTCCATCTAAACCGGGATTAATTAAGGTCGCTAACAGAAGTTTAGCTTATGCAGAGCGTCATCGAGGTAACTGGTTTAAGCCAGAGTACGATCTTGAAGAAATATCTGTTGCTCAAGATACTGATGGATATTTGTTCAGAGCTATAAAAAAGAAAGCAAATAGATTTTTAGTTTCAGGTTTTGAAATTGTTGGACTTAATGAAACCTATGTAAGTTATATTAAACAAAGAATTGCAGAAATAGAATCTGCAACTAGTAAACCGTTCGCAATTATGCTTGCGGAAACTGCTTACGATTTAATTCGTTTCTCAAACTGCATGTGGGTTAAATCAAGAAACTTCAAGGCATCTTCTGGAAAAAGAAGATTTCTTACAACAGGTAGAGAAGTTGATCCTGTAGCAGGATATTTTATCCTGCCATTTGAAACCCTTTATTTTAAAACCAAAAATAATGGTGAGATTAAAAAGATACTTCAAGAAACTCCAACTGGAGAAAGTAAAGAGTTCTTTCCTCACGACGTAATACATTTTTATGACAACAAGAAGCCAGGCTTTGCTATGGGCACGCCAGAGCTTCTTCCCGTACTCGACGACATTGCTCTCCTTAGAAGACTAGAAGAGAATGTAGAAGAGTTAGTCGAGTCTAATCTCTTTCCGCTGTTTCATTACACAGTAGGTTCTGATGACTTTCCAGAAAGATATGGTCCAGATGGAAAAAAGGAGACTGAAGTTGTAAGAGATGCAATTGATTATATGCCTGCTGGCGGTGTCTATGTTTCTGATCATAGACACAAGATTCAAGCTGTTGGCTCTGAAGGTCGTGCACTAAGAATAGATGGATACCTTGAATACTTTAAGAAAAGAGTCTTTGCTGGCTTAGGTGTATCAAGCGTCGACATGGGTGAAGGTGACACAGCAAATAGAGCTACTGCAAACGTTCTTTCTAAAAGCGCAATTCAAGATGTAGAAGCGCTACAAGAAATTATAAGAATCTTTGTCGAGCACTCAGTGTTTAATGAGCTTCTGCTTGAAGGTGGTTTCGAGTTTGATCCATTCGACCCAATGAAACGAGTTTCAATTAAGTTTGGTGCAGTTGATAAAGAAGTAAAAGTGAAATTGGAGAACCAAGCTATACAACTGTTCTCCAACAAACTCATTACGCTAACAGAAGCAAGAAAGAGAATCGGAGAACCTCCCCTAGAGGAAGGTCAAATGGACGATACTTACTTCGAGCTTTTTGAGAAGCCACTAGCAGAACTTAAGTCTTCAATCTTTGGTGGCGGAGAGTCTGAAAACCAAGCAATGCCGGAAAATCAATTCGGTAAAAAAAGTGGTCCAAATTTTGATGAAAAACTTGAAAAACACTATACCGAGAGTTTAAATTTGGTAGAATCGAAATTACTTGAGGGTCTTGGTGATACCAACTTGAGTACTGACGAGCTATTGTCATTGAAAAATAGAATAAGCAACGACTTTAAGACAGAATACTTAAAAGTTCATAAACACTTAACAGACAGACTTGACTTACTAAAAGAAACAGATATAAAGAAAACTTCGGTTTTTAATAATATTAAGTGGAGATTTGACTCTTTATTGCATAGGTACAGTTGTAAAGCTTACAACTATGGTGTTATAGTTTCGGCAAAGGAAAGTGGATTAAATTCAGATTTAGAGAATTTAATAGGCCTTGAAGAAGCAATAACTACAGGGCATGAAGCTTGTATGGAAATATTGGATAGTAGTATAAATATGTTTGATGTTAATTTAGATAGCATTCCTCCATTAGTCAACTCTCTGCCGAGAGGTAAAAATGAGTAAACTTAAATTAGTAGACTATATAAAGATCAATCCTGATCCTTCTTTCTCCGATTTATCAAAAAGAGAGAAGATCGGGATTGTCGATTCTTTGTTAAACAGAAATGAAGAAAAAAGAGGTCTGTATGTAACTTACGACCTTAGTCATTCTGGAAGAAGAATAAATAATAGAATTTATACTGTAGCTGGCCAACAAAGAGGAATTGATTCCTTACTCTCACCCTACCCGAAACCAATCATTAAGAACCATGATGATCATGATGATCCCATTGGCAGATTTGTTGGTGGCGAATGGGATGACACTTCTTCAGAAGCTCTTGGGTTCTTCGACGATGTAAACGATTACATGGAAGTACAGGCAGCATTCGATGCTGACGATCCAAAGAGAATTTATGATGAAATGAAAAGATATGGTCTTCTTACAAGAAAGAAGTGGCCAGGTCTTGGCAGAATGAGAGTTACTGCAAAAATTTCGGATCAAGATTCAATTGAAAAGTTCTTGGACGGAAGATACATAACTTTTTCTGCAGGAAGTACAACAGACAGACACGTTTGTAGCGTTTGCCAAGAAGACTGGGCACAGGGTGAAATTTGTGAACATCGTCACGGCAAGATATATGACGATGATATCTGTGTGTTTGTCACTGGAAAGTTTGAAGTTTTGGAAGGTTCAGTGGTAAATATGCCTGCAGATGATCTTTCCCAAGTGCTGTCTATGGAATTAGCAGATTCAGTACGTATTGAAGATGTTACATCTATCAAGGTAGATAAGCATACAGTTTATTTAACTGATTCTAAATATAATATTTCGGAGAAGAATATGTCAGAACAACTTGATAATACTGCGCAAGATGAAGTCTCAGTTGAAGATTCTGAAGTTCTTTCTTCTGAAGAGAATAAAGTAGAAGAAACAGAAGCTATTGCTTCTGTTGATGCTTCTGAGGAAGTTATTGCTTCCGACGAGGTAGAAGCCGAGAAAGTCTCGGAGGATGCTGAAGCACCTATTGGTGGTTTTGATGCAGACTCAATCAAGGCTTTAGCGGATCTTGTTCTCGAAGTAGTAAGAAAAGAACTAAATCTAAATGAGGTTTCAAATGGCACAGTGGAAAACAAGGTCGATGCCAGCGACGAAAAAGAAGAAAAAGAAGAAACGCACAACATCGACCAAATCGAAAACGACAAAACGGAAGAAGGGACCGAAGCGGAACGGGTACTCGAAGAAGTGGTAAATTTTGATAAGCCACTAACTACCGAGCAACGCAACAGATTGAAAGAATCAACCTTTTGCGGACCTGAAAGAAGCTATCCTGTACCCGACAAGTCGCATGCAGTTGCTGCACTCTCTAGAGCTAAGCAGCATGCTTCATCTGATCTCTACAAGAAGATAAAAGCTTGTGTTTGTAGAAAGTCAGACAAGAACGGCTGGGACCTACCATCCTGTACTACAGATATGAACTGGGGACCAGAGTTAACTAAAGAAGCTCTTGAAAAAGAGTCGCTTATTATGGGTTGGGATACATCCGAAGGTAACGCAGATCAAGAATTGAAATTAGACTATGCTAATGCATTAAGTAGAATTGAGAAGCTTGAGAAGCAACTCGAAGATGCTCTCTCCAGCCTTAACGCAAATGTAGATAAAGAACTTTCTTTGGAAAAAGAAGTCTCAGATACTGAATCTGAGGTGACCGTGTCAGACAGTACTGGTGATACAGCTGAAGTAGAGCAATCCGCTTCAGTAGTAGTTGAGAACCCCTCAATAGCTAGTACCGATAATACTAATTCACCCAGAGAAAACTCTGGGTCTAAAAAGCTTGGTACCTTCGAAAAGAAGGTATGTAAAGAGTATATGCAATTGTTAGAGAAAGATGGACTAAATTTTGCTGAGAATTATCTCAGATCAAAGAGACGCTATTTACGGCGTGGTTTTCATCCCAAAAATTACATCCAATTAGGAGAATAAAATGGCTGTTAAAAGATTTTCTGGAACTTTTAAGACTAGAAACGATGTTTTCGATAACATCACGCCGAATAACATAGTTGTAACTCCAAGTGGCGGTATTGCTGTTCCTGCAGGGGAATTTAAGCCCGCCAACTGGTTACCTGTTGCTTGGCAAGGGACTGCCTCCCAGGATTACTTTGTAATCTCATCTGGGAAGGTAGTTAGTTTGACTTCACAGGGGGAAATTGTTCCTTCAGGTTATAAATTAAAAGCAGAGGGTTTGGGTCTTACTGATACACTGATCACTTACACTGCAAACGATGTAACTGCTAAAACTATTGATATTGTAACTGGTGAGGCAGTAACTGCTGCTGGTACTAGAAGTTTGCAAGCAGTTTCAGATGGCATCATTGAGCGTGGACTTATTACTGCGGGTACCGCTAGATCACTCTCTGACACTGGTGATTATGTTCGTACAACGGTTGCAGATGTTAGAGCTGTAGTAGGTGCATACATTTCTGACCCTGTAGGTGTTGCTGGTTACGACGTGTATCACTGGGCTGGAGATGCATACGATGCAGAAGGTGGACTTAACTTTGTTAACTACCAGAAACAGCATCTTGTGCAATTTTTCACTCAAGCTCAAATGCAAATGCCCGTTGGTGGTATTTCACAACGCACTAGCAAGGATTTGTCTGGCGCTACCGCTTACACTGCTTCAGCAGCACACGGTACTGCTTTCCCAGTAGCTGCGTCTGGAACAATCCTTTGGCTCACCTCTACTCAGCTTAACGCTTTAGAGCGTTATGACGATTCTAGCAAGCCGACTTTTTATGTTGCTGCTGGTTCTGCAATTGTAGGCTTTGCTCTACAAGGCGATGGTGAAGGCGGTAGACTTGCTGCTCATACTTCAAGAACAAAGTTTGTTGATGGAAACAGTGTTCTTTCTGCTAGAAAAGATAGCGTTGCTGACCTTACTCAAAGTGGTGATTTCTTCTTTGATCACAACGCCAACATGGTGCTTGTGTATTCTGGCTGGTCTGGCGGTAGTGCTGGTGCTTCTATTGCATCAATGAGTGCAACTGATGTCAGCTACTACTACTATGATGGAGTAAGCGGTGCTTCTAGCTCTTGGCAACAAGTTGCTGCAATTGGACCTATTGAGCCTGGAGACTACGTTACGTTTGACGAGTATTCAAACTTCATTCCATGGGACGGAGGTTCTACTACCTTCCGTGCAAGTGATGCTCTTCCCACCGATGTGACCGAAACAACACGGACTATTGGTAGATGTATCGCAGTGAAAGAAGAGCCTCTTGGCCTTTTAGAAAGAGTTCGTACCGCGTTTGATGGTACTAGCTTTGGAGCAAGTATGCAGATGCCTGGTAGCGCCACAAGTGGTTACACCGATCTGTTGACGCTTAGTAATGAAACAGTAAGCAACAAAGTTGCTATCATCAACGTTAGCTTTGTATAGGAGATAAAAATGAGTTTCAAATTATCAGATGGTCGTGTCTTAGATCTTCCTTCTAATGAGGATGCAGCTGCTTGTTATATAGCGGACATCATTCGCAATAGAGGTCATCTACCCGACAGCGACGAAAGAATAGAATGGTCTACTTTTGCGGAGACCATTTCACCCAAAAACCGAGACTTGGTAAGATCTTCCGAGATCACTCCTCTTCTCCAGAAGGCTACGGAAATCATTATCCGTGAGCCTGTTGAGCCCAACATTGTCATTACTGGCCTCTACAATAGAGTTCAGTCTCAGGGCCTGAACACTCAGGTTCTTGCAGGTGCTATGGGTGCAGTCTATGCTCAAGACATTCAAGAGCATGGTCAGTATCCAGAAGTGAACTTCCAGATCGGTGGTGCTGTAAGCACTGCTTGGATCGGGAAGTGCGGTATTGCCGCATCCTTCACCGATGAAGCACTGCGCTATTCTACCTGGGATATCATGGCAATGAACTTGCGTCTTATGGGACAAGCTCTTGTACGCCACAAGGAACAGAAGGCAGCTTCTTTCCTCCAGGCACTTGGCACAACCTTATTCGACAACAGAGTTCCCGCTAACTCACTTTATGGTGTAACTAGTGGTATGGGTCTCGGTGCAACTGCCACATTGCAAGGAAATGGTACCATGACAATGGACGATCTCATGAGAGGCTTTGCCCACATGAGTCAAGAGGGTTTCACACCTAATATCCTCCTCTGTCACCCACTTCAGTTCTACACATGGTTGCAAGATCCTGTCATGAGAACTATGATGTTGGCACATGGTGGTGGTTCATTCTTCAACATGTATCAAGGCGATCCTGGTCCTCGTGCTCCTTGGGGTAACGGTGCGATGGGTGCGATGGGTCCAAGTGCTGGACGTACTCTTGTACCTAGCACTACTCCTTCCGGCAACACTGTTTCAGGAGAATCAGCTTACAGTCAAAACGCAACTTCTGTTCCGAATGTTCCTGGGTACTTCCCATTCAACTTCAGAGTAGTTGCTTCTCCACTTGTTCCTTTTGACACCGTTAACGAAACCGGTGACGTTTACTTGCTTTCTGGCGGAAACGTTGGTTTCTACATGGTAGATGAGGATCCTCAGACTGTTGAGTGGAGACAAGAAGCAGTTGATGCTGTCAAAGTTAAGATTCGCGAACGGTACGGCTTTGCTGTAGCTCACGAGGGTCAAGGCGTTGGCGTATTCAAGGGCGTCAAGGCGAGCAGAAACTACTGGGATGGAAACCTCCATGCTGATGTTACTGGTCCTTCGGTCTTGCCGATTGCACCTGGTACTAAGCCTCCGCTTCTGTAATATTAAGCTAAGCTTATTAGCCTCTAAACTTGAGGGGGGTGGGTTCTCCCACCCTCCTCTTTTTTTAACAATTAATGGATTTATAAATGGGTTGGTTTCGAACAGAAACAGAAGAAACAAATATCATAGATATAAAAACAAGAAAAGCTATCAAAACGCCAGGCTCTGTTAGTAAAATAGAAGAGGAAGGCGAAATGGTCACGATAGCCTTAGATGAAAAATTAATGCCCCAAGTAACTTTTACAGACCAGCAGATTGGTAAGGAAGAGGAAGATGTCAGCACCGACGATATCAGCGATATATCCGAATGATACAGCAACTGGAATACCGGTTGGTGCAAATATTCAGATTACTTTCAGTGAGAGCGTAGATCTTTCATCTGTTAAAGATTGCGTAGTTGTATATGGTCCAGATTTTGATCAAACTTCTGGCCCCGATTCGTCGCTATGGATTGATGATGACACTGGGAGCAACCCCTACTTTTTAAAGTCGCCCGGATTTACTGGTACTGTAGCCACAACTATGGATTTGCAGTACGTAACTTCTGCAGGCGCAGCAATAAGCCCCCAGCCTAGCTATACTAGTTCTGCTGGTGTTGGTACAAATCTTCATAAACTTGTAGTAACTCCTAAGTCACTTTTAAAGCCAGATACAAAATACACTGTATATATAATTGGTGACAGTTCGGATGGAACTTCAAGAGGTGTTTCTCACAGAACTGTTTGGGACCCAGACGCTTCTGCTGTAACTTCTGCAACAGCATTTGCTCATAGTGCCGGTGCCTATACGGGCACCTCTTCAGATACTTTAAATGTAAAAGTTACAGTTGGTGGTGCAATCGGTACTGCACAATACAAGTACTGGTGGACTAGTGACGGTGAAGGAGAAGCAGTAGCTGGAAGAATAACTTCAAGAAGATTTAGGCGTGTTGACGAAGACAGTGGAGTTCAAATTAGATTCTCTGGCTCTAATTTTGTTGTAGATGACAAATGGACTATTGGTGTAGAGGCGAAAGCACTTTTAGCTACTTCTTACAGCTTTAGCTTTACAGCTGGAAGTGGAGCAATAACAAGCGTTCCATCTACAGCATCAACCTCCGTTATTGGAAGTACTACTGCAATAACAAGTGATGAGACCGTAATGACGGTCGTAGATATGGATCCTGATGATGGCGCAACACATCAAAAATTTAACAACAAAACGATTACTCTTACATTTTCAGAAGAGTTGGATGACGCAACGGTAACCGATGCAAGAGTAACAGTACTTGCTTACCCAGTATCTGGCAAGTTTGACGATGGGACTCTAGCCCCATCAACTGGAGAGCCAATTGAGCTTGGTAAAAAATTAACAGTATCTGGCAAAACAATAAAGATTGAATTGTAGTAGGTGTAGAAATGGCTAATAGATCATGTGTAAATCCAGGGGACAGTATAACCCTTAGAATGACTTTAAAAGATGCATGTGGGACGGAAACTGCAGCAGATGCTGCACCCAAATGTTATATATATCCGGCAGGAACATCGGCCGATACAATAGCTGCAGAAGTTGCCGCTGATAGTTTCTCTACTGCTACTTCAGATATAAGCTCAACTGTAGCTGCTGCAGGATCTACGGGCTTTTATGAAGCAACCTACACTGTACCATCGGGAACAGCCGATGGAGCTTACTTAGATGTGTGGGTGGCAACCGTTAACGGAAATACTGTTTACGCAATATTACAATATAATGTAAATGGCCCACCTGTTATTGAACAGCAAGACATAGGAAAGAATACTTTAATAGTAGTTATGCTTGATGATGAGATTGCCGGAACAAGTGGCAACGATTTAGGCACAGATCAAACTCTTACATTTTCTACACAATACGAGCCATACTATGCTTCTCCAGATTTACTAAGATTAGAGTGTGGCAGTTGGCTGGAAACTATTCCAGATGACACTATAAGTCTCATGATTCATTGGTCTTCGCTTGAAGTTGATAGTATAGCTTATGGTCCTCGTGGAAGAACATATAGTTACGCAAGAACAAAGTTCGTAGTTTTTGATGCAGCACTTAGACTTCTTATGTTGCCAGCAAGTGTTGGTGGCAAGAAGAAGACTTTGGGAGACCTGATGATTTCTTATGATAGTAGTGCTACTTCAATCATAGATGAAATAAAAGAACAAAGAAAAGAATGGTGGAGAGTTGTTAACGCTGGTGGAAGTATTGTTCCAGGACAAGGCTTTGCACCTGAAGTTGCAAGCAAGGGTAAAAAAGATCCCGACAGAAGAAGAGTTGGAAGAGGGTGGCATAATCCTACCGACTTCTATTACCCGGTACCTGCTGGCAACAAGAAGCTTAGAAGAAACGATCAAAGAAAATTCAAAAC